TCCCCAATGATTTTTTAGAAAATCAAAAAGACCTTTGCCCATTCCAGAAGATTTACCACTAGAATCTATTTTTTGATTTTCTTTTCGTTCTCTTAATGCATCTGAAATAGCACCAAGCAGACCAGTTTGTTTTTTCTCATTATCTGATTTGAGTTTTTCTGCACGTTTACCCTCAAGTTTGTTTTCGACAGTTTGAGATGTTAATGCTTTACTCACATTGGACATAGTTTTTTCCAATGGCTTTAAAGATTTTGTCATTACTTTAAAGAGAGTATCTTCATGCATTTTGATTGGTCTGGCCATGTGTCTATCCTTGTTGTTGTTTTGCTCGTTGGTTTTCTTCTTCCATATGTTTAACTAATAAACCAGTATAAATCTCCCTTTCCCACGGAATCATATTTTCTAATTCTGTCAATGAATATTGGTGATGTTGCATCATATGGAAATTAGTAGTCATATAATTCGCTAGTGTTTCGTGACAAAGGGCTATGCGAAAAAAGATGCGAGTCCCTCCAATTCTACATCTTCTTTATGATTGCATACTTTTGGTTCTTTTCCTTTTCCTTTAATTTTATTCTTACAATGTAATGCTGTTTTATGTTTTAATGCTGGTAGTGTGTCGAAAAAAAATGTTATCTTTTTAAAATATTCATCAGTTAAAGATTCAATAAAAGCTAATAGTTCTTCTTTTGAATGATCTTTTCCTGGATATGTAGCTTCTGCGTCATAGATAAAATCAATACATCTTATAATTGATTCAAACATACTTTCAACATTACCTTTTTCTTCATTTAGTTTTTGAAATTCTGTTTGCATTTCAATATCAGGATATTTCATCATAACACCAAGATCATCTTTTAATTTAATATCTTTTGTATGTTCTTTATCTATCTCAACTTTTACTTTATTAATATCAATATTTAATTCTATTTCTCCTTCACATTTTGGACATTTATATTTTAAATCAATGACTTCACCCTTTGCTTTGCCTCTTAATTGAAGAAAAATATATTCAATATCAAATACAGGACTGTGATTTGCATCAAATTCACCATAAGTACAAGCATTAATTATTTCTTTGGTTGCATTTACCATGTCAGCTGCATCATCACTTTCCATAGCTAACAAAAGTATCTTTTCTTCTTTAACAAGAAAAGGTCTGTACTTGATTTCTTTTCCTGTTGATGGAACTGTTAATTTATATTGTGGTACTGTAATTGTTGGTAATCCCATTTCATTTCACTCCTATATAAAATGATGTTAATGATATCAAAATAATCTTGCGTTGCTCCAGGTTCCATATTTGTTTGGTTTGTATGCTCCTGTTGTTGGGTCAATCCATTCCCAATCTTTTCTTCCAAGTTCTCTATCGTATTCACTTAGTCCTTCGTTTCCACCTTGCATTGGATTGTAATTAGCTGTGAATTTTCTAAATGTCATTGTGATTGTGACTGCCATGTATGTATCGTTAGTTCCATAATCTAATTGAACGGGATCAACTTGTTTTGGGAATGCTTCTTCCAATGTCCAACGAGCTGCAATTTTATTTTCAACATTAAAATGTGATCCAGTTTCTTTTGTTCCCGCATCTACTGCATCACGCATCAGTTGTTCGATTATAACTTCTGATGTGTATCCAGGCTCTCCACCTGATTGAGCACTTGAACTATAATATCCCATGTGATTATTTTTTGGATTTACTATGCTGTGCATCCAATTTTGAAAAAAACGTAATTCTTTTAAATCACCACTACAGTAGAATCCCATCATCATATCAGCATACGCACGTTGATAAGACATTTGACGTAAACCAATATCTCTATCTGTTGTTAGTATGTTTGTACCCGGAATTTGTGCTTGAAAACAATTCATACTAAGTGATTCGCCACCACTTTTTGCTCTATTGATTTTAACACGAAATAAGTTTGGTCGTGCTAGACCAGTTTTTGCAATATTTGATTTGATGTCGTTGATGTTCATTGATTCTCCGTTATAAATACTAGTAACACACTATATTTATACATCTAATATGAATTTTAAGAAGCACGTTGGCAAATATAAAGTACATAATAAAGCAAAATATGTGGCAGATTTGCAAGAAGTTGTGTACAGATCATCATGGGAGCTCAAGTACATGAAGTATCTTGATAGACATCCATCTGTATTAGAGTGGGCTTCAGAGAATGTCATTATTCCATACTATAACCAGATTGAGAAGAAAACCAGACGATACTTTGTCGATTTTTATGTCAAGATACAGAATCCAGAGGGAGAGATTAAGAAGTATATTATTGAAGTGAAACCAGCAAGTCAATGTCGGCCACCAAAACAGAGAAAGAGAATCTCTGTTAAATACAAGAATGACTTGAAACGATTTATGACAAATCAGAGTAAATGGAAGGCTGCTCGCAAATGGGCTGAAAAACGTGGTATGCAATTTGTTATTTTAACAGAAAAAGAGTTGGATATTCCAAGAAAACCTTATAAATATAATAGAAATGGCAACAATAACAAGCACAGCATTGTTAAGCAAAAAAGTTGATAAGACAATACTAAACTCATTGAGTCTTGGAGCAAAATATCCGGGAATAAGAAAAATATTTAAAGCAATGAGTAGAGCTTTTATAGTGGGTCGTCTTACTAAGTTTTCAGATATTCCAAAAGTTAAGGGATTTCAGGGTGCTGCTGATAGATTAACAAAGACAGAATCTGCTTGGTATCAAAGAGTTCTAGTTCCAATAGGGTTTCCAAACGTAAAGCAGAAAACATTAACACACGCAACAGTAAAAGCAATCGAAATAGCACCAGATGTTGCAAAAAAAGTTGTTAATATAAAAAGACTAGAAAAGAATCTTCAACAACATATAAGTTTTTTACAAGAAGAAACATTTTTTCAAAAGGCTCATAAAACAGCTAAGAAGTCTGGTATCATTGAACGAAGTGAAATGTCAAGATCATGGTATCACGATTATGCGTTAGAGCAAGGACTTGATTATCGTTCTTTAAAAATGATGCAGAGTGGTGGAAGAAGAATAAAAGATATGAGATTGGGACGAATGTATTTTTTTCGTTATGAACCAATTGCAGGTTACAAATATAACTATGATGCTTTTCCATTAGTGTTTATGTTGTATGAAGATCCTGATAATTTTTCTGGTATCAATTTTCATTATTTGAGTCCAAAGTTACGAGCAATACTTCTTGGACATATGTTAAATTTTTTATCAGATCAAGATTTTAGTAATAGAACAAGATTGTTTGCAAGAAAATTTATGCAAATTATAAAAACGAATAAACGATTTCGTCATGCAAAAGCAATATTCAAAAACTATAGACCAGAGCATATTCAGTCTAAAGTAATTCAAGTTCATCCATTAGATTGGGAGTTAGCTATCATGGTACCGACAGAGAGATTTAAAACACCATCAGGTGGATTAATTGCCAGTAAAAAGATTTGGCGAGAAACGGCATTAAGAGCGAGGACAATATAAATGGCAGATTCAGTATATCAACCAGAGCATACTTTATCAAGTGGTAGATCACTTATTTATCCTGTAGATGCAAATCCAGAAGATTTTTTTCCAGAGTGTATTAAGTTTACAGTTAAGCAACGACTTGGTATGAATATTGATAAAGTTGTTAATCAGACAGTAGACTCTATGAAAAATTTAGTTAAAAAGGGTGGTAATACCATACCTCGTGCTTTGAATCTTCATAAACAAATTCAAGAGAGAGATGGTAATGCATTTGGGCCATGGCTATTATCACTAGCTGAGTTGAAACAAAAATTTAAAGAAGTAACTAACCAATCATATGATGATCTTGATTTAGTAAAAGCAGGAACAGATGCTTTTAAAGATTTTACAGCACCAATGATGGATGAACATAATAGATTGAGAACTGCAAACGCTGGATTAAAACCATCACAACAAAATAGAAAAACATTGGGTGCTATCTATTTAAATATGCCAAATGCTATTCAATATAATGAGGGTGCGAATTGGTCAGGACAAGCTCTTGGTGTTGGTGGAGATCAAATGAATAGAATGGTATCTGGTGGAAAGACAGGAGGATTTCAAGATAGACTTGGTGGTATGGTTGCTGGAAATCTTGGTAATATTGCTGGTGCTGGTGTGGGTGGAATAATTGGTGGAATTTCATCACTGCTGGGGATTGGTGGTAATTTGATGGTTGGTATGGCTGCTGGTGCATTTGCTGGTGAGAATCTTCAAAGAGGATTTGAATCGGGATTAAGTATATCACAAAATCCATATATGGAAATGATGTTTCAAGGAATTGGATTTCGATCTTTTAAATTTGATTTTGTATTAAGACCAAGACATGAAAAAGAGTTAGAAGAAGTTGGTGCTATATTAAAAGCATTTCGTGAATTTTCAAGACCCTCCTGGAATAAATCATTTGGTGGACAGGCATTTATGAACTATCCAATGGAATTTGATATTCAATTTTTAACATTAGAGGGGACTGAAAGTTATTTTGGAAGTAATTTTGTAGAGAATCAACATTTACCAACACTTAAACCATGTGTTTTGTCAAATGTCGATACAAATTATACACCACAAAGTATATGGGCAGCACATAAAGCTGGAGCACCTGTTGCAGTTACACTCGGACTTTCATTTCAAGAAACAGAACTTGTTATGGCAGAAGATATTCAAAAGAATGATTGGCCGAAAGACGGATCTGATCCAAATTCAACTGAACCATCTGCATTAGTAAATAGTGCTAGACAAGGTTTTGCGGGAGGACAATAATGGCATATTTTAATTACTTTCCAAAAACTGCATATGATGTTAGGGGTGTTGAAGAAAATGAACACTATGATTACGTTACTAATTTGCTCACAAGAGTTTTAGTAAAATGTCATGGTTGGAAAGATGTAGATGGTTCATTACACGAAGCTTTAGTTGGTACTTGTCATTATCAAAAGTATCTTGTTAGAGATGGTGATAGACCTGATACATTAGCAGATCAGTTTTATGGTGATGCAGAGTTGCATTGGATTATTTTATATGCAAATGGATCAAAGTTTCAACATCCATTTTATGATTGGCCAATGACACACCATGATTTTTCAAAATTTATTAATAAGAAATATGGTGTTGATAATATTTATGCAACACATCACCATGAAGATACGAATGGTTATGAAGTAGATTCGACTGCAGCTGGTGCGACTCCTGTAACGAATTATATATATGAAGAAACAAAAAATGATGCTAAACGAACCATTAGAATAATGCAAAAAGAATTTGTACCATTAGTTGTTAATGAATTTAAACGATTGATGGCACGATAAGTGGAGTTAAATTATGGCTGCTAATCAAGTTGGTGTTTCAGATGTTGCGATAGACAAAGTAAGTATTGAGTCGTCGCATGGGAGTGTTGATGTTCGTGGTATATTTAATGAATTAAATATCTATGAAGATATATTTTCTAACGCATTAACTGCTGATCTTACATTAACAGAAGCTTATAACTTACCATACAAATTACCAATTATCGGAGAAGAAATACTTGATATTGATATTCGATTAGAGGGTTCTCAGGGTACAAAAGCAAAGTCAAAGATAGATCCCCCTATGTTTTTTCTTTATGATCTTAATAATAGATACCATCATGTAAAAACAGATGGGATAGGATCAGCAAAAGCACAAACATATACCATGCATTATATTTCAGAACAGGGCATGAGTAATGTTCACTCCCGTGTTAGTAAATCTTACCAAAAATTTACTGCTGATGAAATTGTTATGGATATATTTGATAATTATCTTTATGATGGTTATAGTGATTTAATGGTATCAGAGTCACATGGTATTCTTCCATGTGTTATTCCAAATTGGACACCACATCAAGCATGCAACTGGTTAGCTGGTAGAGCAAGGTCTGCAAAATGGGATACCGCTGTCAATTATTTATTTTATGAAACTATGGATAGTGTAAACTTTGCCTGTCTTGGTGATTTAGCAGACATAGATACTGAACCAGTATTAACATTCACACAAGAACCAAGAGTTGATGATCCAACTAATATTGAAGGATTTTCTGGTGGTAAAGTAAGAATAGACAATTTACAATTTATAAATCACTTTGATAGAATTAAAAATGCTAAACGTGGTGAATATGCATCTAAATTAGTTACACATGATATTGTCACAAAGAAAATAGAACAACATGATTATAATGGTTATAATGATTGGGCATCTTTTGTGCATACAAGTGATTTTCCAGCAACTCCATATTCTGATGTGGATATAGCATCAGCTATGATGAAACGAACTTCTCTTGCACCATCTGAGTATAAAGTAACTGATGGTGCTTCTTTGCAAACATTTACTGATAGTTCAGTTTCATTTTATCCAAAACATTCACAAATGTTTGCACAAACTCCCGGACATAAATATGATAACCAAGCAGAACTTTGGAAGTTGCAACGTGCTGGACAAATGTCATTATATGATGGTTACACAATGCAGATTCAATGTGCGGGATTGCCTATGTTAAGAGTTGGACATATAGTTAAAGTATTAGTTGCATCAACAGAGGGAACAAGTAGTGGAAAAGAAGATATTGGAACAGATAAGTTTTTAAGTGGTACTTACATGGTCACAGCTATACGACATATAATTACAAAAGATGGTTATCGAATGAATGTGGAAGTTTCAAGAGATGGTCTTGGAGCAATGCCTGAGGGAAGATTGAAAAAGGGAGAAGTTAAATAAATATGACTGACATGAATAAAACACATTATAATAGACCCGGACCTAGTGGTGAACTATATGGTTCGTTTGTTTGGTGGCAGGGTGTTGTAGAAGATAAAATGGATCCTCTATATCTTGGAAGATGTCGTGTTCGTATTCTTGGTTATCATACAGACGATAAAACAGAAATACCAACTGAAGATTTGCCTTGGGCTATGCCAATGCAACCAATTACATCAGCTGCTATGAGTGGTGTTGGTACAACTCCATTGGGTCCTGTTGAAGGGACATGGGTTGTTGGTTTTTTTCGTGATGGTGAAAATGCACAAGAACCCGTTATCATGGGAACATTTGGTGGTAGACCAGAGAAAGGTCCTGATCCATCTAAAGGCTTCAATGATCCATTTGGTAAATATCCATTGAGTAATTATGTTGATAGATATCAAACAAATCCAGATGGATCAGAACAACGTGATGAAGAAACTGGTGAAAGAATAATTAGCAAAAGTGGTGAACCAGATACAAATCGACTTGCTCGTGGAAATCTTACTATGCCACTTGGTACTGAAAATGGTGAGAACCATGAATCGTTAGAATGGAAACGAGAGTCCAGACAAGTGAGTGTAGCAAAAGCATTGGCTGCTGATATGTCAACATCTATCCCTAACGCTGCTGATGTTTTTTATTGGGGAGATGGTGATACTGATAAGATTGAATATTATTGGAATGAACCAAATCCAAGATATGGCGGAATATCACTTAATGATGATGAATTTGAAACATCAACATCTTCATGTTATCCATTTAATCATGTAAGACAATCAGAAGCTGGTCATGTTGAAGAATGGGATGATACACCAGGTGCAGAACGATTACACAGATACCATTCATCGGGAACATTTGAAGAAATACAAGCAGATGGTACAAGAGTTGTTAAAGTTCAGGGTGAAGATTATGAGATTGCGTGTGAGGGAAAAAATGTTCTTGTTAAAGGTGAATGTAATATTACAGTAACAGGCAATTCTCGTATATTAACTGAAGGTAATGTAACTCAACAAATTTATGGTGATTACCATTTAAATGTGGGTGGTGATATGCGAGTCAAAGTTGGTAAGAGCATGGTTCAAGAAATACTGGATCAACGAAAAGTTAAAGTTGGTAAAAATGATGATTTAACTGTTGGAGTAAGTCAAATTCATAATATTGGGAAGAATTGTGAAATACAAGTTGGTGTTGATTATGCACAAGCTGCTGGAGGTAATTGGACTGCCACAGCACCCAATTGTGGAATTACAGGGACAAGTGGTACACAGATTGTTGGAACAGTTACTTGTGATATTATTGGTGCGAAAGTTGGTTTAAGTTCAGCAATAATAACTAAGATTGCATCTGATGTTCTTATTTCTGTTGCGGCACCGACAGAAAATCATAAAGTTGGATTATATAATTGTGCAACATTAACAACTTGGACTGTAACGGCTACTGGTGCTTTTGCTCTTACTGGGATAGTTGCTGGAAAAGTCACGGCTGGTAAAGGGCTGGCGGTTACTGCTGGTCTTGGAATGAAAATAACTGCTAGTCTAGCAATAAAGGCTACAGCTGCACAAATCTATTTGAATTAGGAGAATACATGGCAGGTTGTGGTGTTAGTGTAAATTTAAGTGCAATAGAATCTAGTATAACTGCACATATTGGTAAGATAACTGGTATTGCTGGTATGGCAGGTTTACCATTTGTTACTGCTGGATTATTAGCCGGTATGGCAGCTTCTAATGGAAATTATTTAGCTGCTCTTAATATTGTAATAAACACAGATGGTATGCTTGATGCCGCATGGAGTGGTATGCAGGAAGGATTTAGTGAACTAGTTGGAGCAGCTGGTGATGCAGGTGTTTCTGTATTAAGTGATGATTATTTAAACAGTATTGGTATAATATCAAGTGGTAATCTTGCTGCTCCTATAGATACAACGAGTAAGTTTCTTAACGCTGTTAATCCTGGAGATCCTGGTTTTATAGGACCTATAGAAGCAACTTTTGCTGAAAAGTTAACTTCAACAGTAAATGAGTGGGGCAGTAAAGTCACAAATTTTGCAGAAAGCACAGGTCTTAGTAATTTAAGTGGTTATGTTAATATAAATGCTTTGGATTTGGCTAAATCATCAATTGGAATGGGTGCATCATTTGACGAATGTGATTTTGGTGTAAGTGGTATTGGTAATTATTTTTCTGATCCTGCAACTGGTGCTGTTAAGTTATTAAGTAATTATTCGCCGAAACTTGGTGATACGTCAATGCCAAGTCCTGTTACAAAACTTGGTATGAGCACAACTGAATATTTTGCTATGCAGGCTTCAGCAAAAGTTACTATATTGGGCGAACAAGTTAGTTTGAAAAGTGTTTATAACTTTATTGTTCCAGATGAAGTAACCAATTTAACGTCAATCGCACAAAGTAATATAAGTGCTGTTACAGGTCATCTCGACAAAATTAAATCACCAGCAAAGGGTGCGTATGGTGAAGGAGTAAGACGATTAGCAAATGGACAAACAGTAGTAGAAAATCAAGCATCAGCAATTGCGAGGCTTAAAGAAACTATGACAGGCAGAATGCCTGCGACTGAATATTCTAGTTTATCTATATCATTTAGTACATAAGGAGATATTATGGCAATTACATGGACAGAAGGATTAGAACCACCGAAAGAGTCACAACCATCAAGTTATCGTGCTCTGGCAGAATCAACACGAAGAGCAGTAAACTATCTTCAAGGAACTGCTGGTTCGGCCAATCCTTTAGAAACTTATATTACATTTTTAACAGGAATTTATAGTGTATCTATTGCAGATGGTGGTTCTGGTTATTTAAACCCACCAGTAGTTGCGATTCATTCTTTGGGGAGCTCTGGAGGATCAGGAGCAATTGTAACTGCTACTATTAGTAATGGTGTAGTAAATGCACTTACTTTGTCTGCTACTGGTTCTGGTTATTCAAAAATTGCAGCTGGTGCTAGTAAAACATTGACTTCTCCCGGTATATCATTTACGGGTATAGATGTTCGTTTTACTTTTACAGATGATGATATTAATATGACCACTCATGTATTTACAAAGACTGCACATGGTATGTCTAATGGTGATCGTATTCATCTAACATCAGATAATAGATTGCCATATGGATTATATGAAACAGATGATATTGGTAATGTTTATGGAAATCCAGATTTTTATGTGATAAATGTTACGACAGATACATTTCAATTGTCTAAAACTTCTGGTGGAACATTTGTTAAGATAAGACCACGCGATGCGATTGCTGAAGCAATTATATCAACTGATGTACCAGAAGGAGAACCATTAAGTAACTATGTTGTTGGTGTAAACATAACAGATGGTGGATGGGAATATACAACAGTACCAACTGTTACATTTTCAGCACCTCCAGACGGTGGTACTATAGCAACTGGTACTGCAATTATAAAAGATGGTTATATTGATGATATAGAAATGATTAGCGGTGGTACAGGATATACTTCAACACCAACTATTACATTTAATGGAGGACATGGAACTCATAGTGTAAGAAATGGTGGTGGTGCAAAAGGAGTTACTGGTCTTGGTCATGGTGCTACGGCTAAACCAATTACAGATTCTTCTGGTGTTGTTACTGGAATAACAATGTTGACAAGTGGTGGTGGAACAGGAGCTACAGCTACAGCATCTAATGTTGGTGATAGTGTTGCGTCTACATCTGGTTTATCTGGTGGGTCTGGATATAGTTCAGCACCAACAATTTCGTTCACGGGTGGTGATGGTACAGGAGCTGCAGCTACTGCAACTGAATCTGGTGGTGCTATAACTGGTATTACAATTACATCGGGTGGTTCTGGATATACATCTGCTCCAACGATGGCTTTTTCTGGAGGTGGTGGAACTGGTGCAAGTGCTACTGCCGTATTAGAAGTTCATCCATATATAACATCTGTTGCAATCACTGCTGGTGGTTCTGGATATGAAACTGCACCAACTGTTACATTTTCAGATCCTTCAAGTGGAACTACAGCAACTGGTACTGCTACAGGTTCTAATGGTGCTATAACTGGTATTACTATAACAAATGCTGGGTCTGGATATAGTACATTACCAACAGTTACATTTTTTGGTGGTGGTCGATATATTAATCCAACTGTTGACATTAGAAGTGGAGGCAGTACGACATCAACTGGTACTGGTGCTACAGCAACTTGTACACTAGAAGCAGCTGCAGTAAAAACTTCAACTGTAACTGCTGGTGGAACTGGATACTCATCTTTACGATCATTATCTGATAAAGCAACTGCTGTTAGTACAGCACCTATATCTACAGATAAAGCAGTTGCAGTTGCTGAGTCTGCACAAATGGCAACTTGGATGATTAACAATGGTGGGTCTGGATATAGTTCAGCACCAACAGTTTCGTTTTCTGGAGGAGGAGGATCTGGAGCAGCTGGTACTGCTTCTGTATCTAATGGAAGTGTGACTTCTGTATCTATTACAAGTGGTGGGTCTGGATATAGTTCAGCACCAAGTATATCATATTCTGGTGGCGGTGGTAGTGGTGCTAGTGGAACTGTAATTTTATCGGGGAGTGCTGTATCATCTGTACAAATAAGCAACTTGCCAACTGCATGGGAGAGTGCTGGATATTCAGCAGCAGATATAGGGACTGTTAAAGCAGTTGTTGATGTATTTATCACAAAATGTACTGAAGCAGAAAATGCAATTGCTTCTCTACTTGCACAGATTAGCACATCATCAGTTGGAAACTTCTTAGAACATAATGAGATGATGTGTGGTTTACAAGATGCACGACAAGACCCATATAAAAAAGCATTCCATGATATAATGTCAGATGTTAATGTTATGGAACAGATAAAAGATTCAGCTGGTGTCCCATATGAGAATTATCATTTAAAGTTATTTAGTACGTTATTTCTTGGTGATGATGCAATCAATACTTGTATGGCACATCTATACATCAATCCATTATCTGCTGGAACATATGATGCATTAAATATTCAGGCAGCTATAAATGCCGCAAGTTCTAATGCAACGACATTAGCTGCAAATGTTACCACAGTCAAAGCACCGTTGGAAGTATGGGTATCTAATGTTAGTGGTGATGTTGGTGCATTTAATACGTTGAGAACTAATGATGAAGCAGAATTAGCTACAGCAGAAGCATTTCTTGATTATTGGTTGAAGGGACAAAAATACGTGGGATATTGGGTTGGTGATTATACAAAATTCATGTTTACAGATGTAACAGGCTCACGGCTTGGAAGTCAAATTTTATCAGATAAAGACAATGGGTATATTTAACTTAGGAGAAAATAAATGCCATTAGTAGCAAGAGTTACCGATTTACATAAGACAGGTCATCCATGCGCCCCAGTTGCACCATTAGCTCCTCCAACGGGAAATGCAACTGTATATGCTAATTTTAAGTTGATGAGTAGATTGGGTGATTGGGATGTACCACACACAATTTTAGTTCCATGTCCACCTTCTGTTTGTTGTGTGCCTCATGCAGTGCCACTTCTTCATGGTTTTCCAAAAGTAATGACAGTTATGAAACCACAATCTCATGTTGGTTCGGCAATTGATTTAGGTGCTATGATTCAGGGTTCACCAACTGTTTATGCCGCTGGTTCTGCATGGAATCCACAGGGCAATGCTGGTGGTGATAGTCTGGCTGATGTTGGAGCAGGATCTAAGTATGATGGTGGAGCAGCAGACATGGGACCTTCAGAATTTTGAGCAAATTACAATATTTTACGAATTTTTCACACGGTACACGCTGATGTCTTACTATTATACATACTACTACAATAGACACATAGGAGAACACTATGTCAGACTACTCAGAAACGACACAACTGAGAACACGGTGTACAATACTAGAATCACAAATAGAAGTATTACAAACCAAGAACGCAGAGTTACAAAGACGACTAGAACAACTGGAAAACTCGTCAATACCCAAGTATAAAGAGATACCAAACGTAGGCAAGTTTCCAGTAGACTACTCAACATTACAAGACGATGGAAGTTTTCAATGTTGAATTTCGTTAATAAACCATATAACGAATTACACGATATG